GTCAGCTGTGAATACAAATTCGTTTTTGCTAAGTCTAGCAGGCACGTCATCGGCTTTTTCTTTTGCACCGTATGGCATGAAGCCTCCAGTATAGCGCATATCTGCCTCGATTGGAAGACCTCCTAAACCACTTTCTTGTTCCGTGGGCATTGATCCAAGGGCATAGTTTGTTCTCATCAAACCCCCTTGTGCTACGTTAGGTCTAAACGCTGTAGTGTCAAAATCCTCCCACATTTCAGCTGCTTCTGCTTGTAATCTAGCTATTTCAGATGAAGATAATCCTGCATCCTCACCCTCTTCTTCTATCTGTTGTTGTGTTTGCGACAGTGATAAACCGGCTGTTACAGCAGCCCCTATTTTTGTAGGTGATAATTTTATATTACCTTCAGCATCCATTTTACTTAATAATTTACCTTCTGTTAATTTAAAATCACCACCAGCTCCTAATATACCTTGTGTAGGTTCTACGCCTCCAAATGTTCCCTCAAATCTTCCTTCTGTATCAAATACAGAACCACCTTCAACACCTGGTCTACCAAATAAAAATCTTTCTGCTTGTCCTCTTATACCTGTTGCATCTCTTAATCCTAATAAATCTCTAGCTGTTTTAAAATCAACTCCAGCTTGACCAAATCTACCTAAATTACCGTAAGCAAATCTACTGCCTAAAATACCTTTTCCTTGTCCCACTGTTCCCGCATAAGGTAATCCTAAAGTTGCGGCAGCTAATAAATCCCTAGGCCCAAGAGTGCCTCTTTGTTTAAGTGCTCCAGCTGCATAAACAAAAGGTGCAGCTGGTCCTGTAAAAGGTGCTGCGACCTGCATAATACCTGCGATTTCTTTTGGTACTATCTTTTGTACTGCTTTTTTAAAAGGTCTGGTTATTTTCTTTAATAATCCCATAATATCGTTTTATTGTATTTTTTCATAGTTTACAACTTAGAATCACCGCCTAAAGGCAATGCTTCTACTGTTATTTTAACATCTCTTCTTAGATGTTCTGATTTAGTTTCTGTATTTGGATCGTTTACATCGGCCATGGCCTCTGCATCAGACATATATTCTTTACCCGTAACGGTATTTGTAAGAGTAACCTCACTCTGAGGTGTAATAATAGGCACTCTTTTACCGTTAATCTCTTCGTATCTTAATGATGCTTCTTGTTCAATAAATGGCATTATGTCCTCGTTATTTGTAATATTGCAGCTGTCATTTTAACCACGTTAGTTTGTGACGTTTGCATCTTTAATATATCACCTTCTTCTAATATTAAAATATTATTAAAGGTCAGCATATCCGCGCTATCGCTAGCATTTACTACGTTTGTGCTAAACTCAAAATCAGTGCTAGCAGAACTGTCCCTAACTTTAGTCGTAACAGTTAAAGCAGAACCATGCGTATTAAATAGTCTTATAGTCTTTACAATAGATGTCGTAGCTGTTGGAGAGGTATACATACTTACATCTGACCCAGCTGAATTAATTGTTGCTTGTATATTTTTGTAAACATTTGCCATTACGATAAAAAGAAATTAAATCTTTGTTGCTCCTCTTTTTCTGTTTCTAAGAACGTTGAATTAAGTTGCTCTACAACTGTAGTCAAAGCTCTGTTAATTTGCTTTTGGTTAGAGATATCATACTCTGGTTTTGGTTCTGGTAATCTAACTACTATCTTTGTCATTATTTTTTACCTGCCCAATAACATATTGGTAAAATTATTTTTCTATATAATCTACCTAGTAAATGTTTTTTACCTCTCATCGACTGTCTCATATCAATCGTGCTATGCACAGCGATGTGTTCTAGTATTTTTTTAACAATTTTATTTTTCTTAGCAATCTTAACTAGTGGTAAGAATATTTTGTGATATCCTTTTTGATACTCTGGTGAAAGATCTTTGTGGAACTTCATCCATATTTTATTTCTAAATGATCCGAAACCATAAGATTTGTTCATCATTGTGCAAACTATTTTAGAACTTCCAGTAGTTCCTTCATCTTGTGCAGCTCTAAAACTACCCTTACCTGCTTTTGGAGCTTTTGCTTGATTAAATTTATCTTTTTGTTCTTGAGATCCATATTTATTAACAAAGCTTTCAGCATCACTTCTAGTTCTTCTACCTTGAGCTGTTCTATTGATTACATCATCAACTCTTTTACCCATGTGGTGTTGAGCACCACCTTGGAAGTTTGAATAGAAGTCAGTAAACTCTGCTCTATTTGCTCTTGTTTGATCTGTTAAAGTATTCCCTGGTCTAGATACTCCGTATCCTCCTCTTCCTTCAGCGCCTGGTGGTTCTTGCATTCCTCTTCTAATACCAAGTTTATCGGCAAATGAGGCCACACCTGATAAAGCAGTTGATGCACCACCTGTTAAAAGAGATGTTATAAACGAGGCAGCGTCTTTAGGATTTAAATTTTGTATAATACCTTCAAGAGGTCCTAATTTACCTGTTCTAGTTGCTTCCGCTAATTGTTGTTCAAACGCATCATCTAACAAGGCTGATTCTTCATCTATAGTTCGTGCATCAGCTAATTGATTTGTAATATCAATACTAGGTAAATTTGCTACGTCAGATCCTGCTCCTGCTGGAGTGAAAATAAGGTCACTTAAAAAACTTGGTACGTTTTTAGCCGCCTGTACTATTCCACTTTGATTAGATCCTCCTTCATAAACGTCTCTATATACCTCTGCTGGAGTTTTACTTTTGTCTGTTGCAAGGGCTCCTTTTAAATTGTCAAACACATCTCTAGCTGATTCTTTAATATCTCCTGTTTTGATTACATCAGGAATTTCTGTAGCTGAAGCAGCTAAAGCAGTAAAAAGATTTCCAGGTCCAAAGTTACCAATATTTAAATTTTTACTTAATTCATTAAGGGCAGCTTGATGCCTAGCTTGAGAGGGTAAACCACTACCCCCAAAACCATATTGAGCTTCAAGTTTAGCTATCGTATCTTGATTATATAATTTATTAAAAACGTTATCCATTATTCCGTTTGCCATTATCTTCTACCGTCCAATTGTAAGTCTAGTGTTAGCGTGCCAAACCTCCACGATTGGCTAGCGCCATCATTTTCTATTTTAATATTTGCGTATCGTCCTCTTGTTCTAGTATCAACTTTGTTTGTTGATGATGTAATTGTAAAAGGACTTAACGTGGTTGCAGTATCAGTTTGTTGTGGAAACCTTTTTACTGACATAGTTATCTTAGCATCTCCTACAAGATTTTTAAAGTCTGGTAGTATTCTTCGCATAAATAAAAAGAACTGGCCTGATGTGCCCTCTAAATCTAAATCAAAATCAAAAGATGTTATGGTTGATGGCACTGTTGTAGTTGTTCCATCAGGGTTAATTTGATCCGTGCCTATTTCATGTTCGAATAGTGTGGTCTGTCCTAATCCCGATACACCAACTATTGCAGGAAAAGTGCCCTCTGCAGTAGAATCAAATTTTGTTCCAAAAGGTTTTGGATAAATTGTTCCGTCTATCCAACTTGTTCTAGCCTCTGTTCCTATGTACCAAATAGGTAATTGTCTGCTTTCACCATAATTATAAATTACATATTGATCATTATATGTTGATGAAGTAGTAGGGTAGTACCAAGTTACCTCACCAAATAAATTATTTAACCCAGCATTTACTTGTTGACCTTTTGTAATATCTAATTGATCAAATACATAATCCTCAACAGAACAAGGTAATGTTTTAACTGTACCATCATATAAAAAGAAACCGTTGGGACTCATCCAGTAAGCAACACCATCTACTTCAACTGCAGCATTCTTACCTATAAGTCCACAGTTTGTACCCACCTGTTCAAAACCAAATGTAAAAGGTGCTCCTACAAATTTCATGGTGTACAAAGCGTTATCCGTCCAAATTAAAATGGTTTCTTTGGCTTTTAATGATCCAATAATTCTACTACCATCTTGTAGTCTTTGTGTTCCCGCAGCATTTGTTACAGAGGGAGCATATGTGTTTATATCTTCTTGATCAGAAAATCTTATAAACATGTCATCTTGTGTTGTAGGATCACCTATCGTTGTCTCTGTTCCAAGATGAATTAAGTGTCTTGTTGTTGGTGATATTAAACTAGCTCTTGTTGCAGTAGGATTATTGCCTGTCGCAAATCCAGAAGTGGTTGTTGCAGCTCTTGTTGTTAAAGGTAGTGTGCCTCCTGCATCCCAAGTAAATGTTTTACCATTAGCAATCGTTGCTACTAACACTTGTCCAAAATTATCTAGTGACCAAAGTCCTGGTTCTAATTGCACTGTTGATGCAACTGTAGCTTCACCCCAATCAGAAAAGTTTGTAGCGTCTGTTACAGCCGTGCCATCTGCGTGAGCAGCTTTGCTTGTTCCATTTACCTCTCTTACAATAGATTGTAAGTTAGCACCTGCAATAGATGCATAAGATATTAATTCTTCCTCTACTAAAATTCTACCTGCAGAGGTAAAGTTTGTTGTTGAAGTTAAAGTAATATTTGTTCCAGATCCACCTGTACCATTTGTATCATTTAACAGCGCTCCGTTAAGCGTGGTTGTTGCAGCGCCAGCCACAGTTCCTTGCCACTGTGATATACCCCAACCATAACCATATGATTGTGCGGCTGGACCTATTCTAACATAAGGTGCAATATCTATGCTGCCACCAGGACCAGCATTAGCTGGAGTGCCTGAAGTTGTGACTGTTACTTGAAACTGTGTAGCATTTAAAACATTTGTGACTTGAAATTTTTTATCATCAAAATCAGACGTAGAATAACCACTACTACCTGGTAATGTAGTATCGTCTAAAAAAACAATATCACCAGGTTCTAAACCATGAGCAGTGCTGGTTGTAATTGTTACTAAGCTTGATCCTGAAAATGTTTGTATAGTTGCATTTGTTATTTGAGTGTCTAATGGTGTGATATCATAAAGCTGACCCTCAAAATATAATAATAAAAGTTTATCTGTTCCAATGGCCACGTATCGGTTTCCATCAAGATCTACAAACGGAAACATTTTTCTAGCCACACCAACAATAGTATCTGTAACTAGAGAGGACCAACCACCAACTTTTTCTGGTAATTGATATCTAAATCTTACATTATTACAATCAACCCAACGTCCTTCTGCTCCAACAGTTGTGTTTTGTTTATCTATTCCAGGTGCAAAATTAACTCTTGTAAGAGGCATAATTCATCCTCCTATGCTGTGTTTGTCTTAAAAGCCCAACCACGAGTTGAATCAACGTACACTAAAGTTATGGCTTGACCAATTGTGCTTAAAACAAGATTACTATTAGCTCCATTTATAGCATGACCGTTTCTAGCAATAGTTAGATTATTTGAATTGAAAGTTCCCCTAGCATCTATTATTGTTAATTCATCTCCAGTTGCAGCTGATGTAGGTAAGGTAATTGAAATACCTGCAGTTGTGGTATTTGTTAGAAGTTGATCACCAGCAACAGCCGTATATGAAGTCACGGAAGCTGAATTTATAGTTCCATAACCCTTTGTCATTAAACCTAACTTCATGTTAGTGCCGTCAGAAACAACAGCCACAGTTGCTCCAATAGGTATAGGAACACTAGTTCCACTAGCTGTTTGAACAGATAAAGAGAAAAGTGTAGAGCCGCTACCTCTAGTTGTAGAGTCTTTTACAATAATAGATCTTTCTGCACCACTGGGCATAATTAAAGTTCTATTTCCAGTTAAAGTTCCAGTTAATTCATAAAAAGCATTTTTACCATCAGAAGTTGCACCATTAGTTAAAGTTAATGTAACGTCCCCAGATGCCATGGATTGACTTAAATATCCTGTAGCTGATTGTTCTAAAATTTGTAAATTTGTATTTGTTATTGTACCCCATAGACCAGCTTTTTCACCGGTTGCTATAAGTTCTAGTTTTGTATCTGTAGAAAAACTTGATGCCATATTAATA